GTACGACATAGCAAACACCACTCATATTGGTCACGTTGAAATCAACACCAATAGCGATGCGGTCGCGTGGTTGTATCGTTTCACGGCTTGCACACTTCTTGCGCTCGTATGACTTGTATACCGTACCAGAGAATAGGTTAACGAATTGCCCATTAAGGTATGCGGCTCTTAGTTCGGGGTTGTATGTGTCAGCTAGGGACTCAATATAGCCCTCTGGCAGATTAGCTTCGTTATCGTATGTGCTGGCCTGAACCAATCCATAATTAGCTGTTTGATCCATAACAAACCGCTGATAGACAAATTTATAGCCTTCTGGCGTAGTAGTGACTGAGACTCTATTCGGGGCATCTTCCCAGCGTAAACGGCCAATTATTTTATTCCACGCAAGAGAGGCTTTATTCGTGTCCATAACGTCGATCTCATCGACTAGGGCATTGCCTACCTTAAAGCCTACAATCGTCTGTGGTAGCTGCATAGAGCGGCATATGACCGTTCCGCGATAGGTTCGACCACTATAATAATGTACTTCCTTATTACCTTCTCTTATCTCTACTCTCAGACCGCAAGCGGCTGCCACCTGTTCGGCAGTGACATAATAGATATCGCGTATCTGTGGATAGGATGGGGCAAAGTAAGCCTGGTTAATCTTTGGGTACTTCCAAAAGTCCAGGCATTGAGCTACACAACCAATGAACGTTTTTCCCGATCCATAACCAGCAACAAAAGCGCGGTATTTATTGTTTAAGTTTAAGAACTTCCCTTGTGGAACGTTTACCGAAATATCCATTAATCAGCTTTACGCGCATCAACTATCTCTACTTGCACACTTGTTGGCGTGGCTTGCTCATCGTTAACGCTTTGATCTTGTTCTCGCCAGCCAAACCTATTACCCATATAAAGGCGAACTAGTTGGGGCTGCGACTCTCTGGAATACATCATCTTCTGAAATTCTGTTTCCCAATATGCCTCGCTGTAATCCTTCGCGCGCGTAACAGTGTCTGAAAATTCATCATTATCTTCAGCCCATTTGTAAATAGTAGACCTTGCAACGTTTAAATGCCTAGCAACCTGAACAATGCTTTTTCCCTTATCCATTAAATCAAGCACAAGTTCGTTTACGTCTTTTGTGTATTTAGTGGGCCTTCCTATTGGTTTTGACATAACTAGACCTTAAACGGGCCTCAATTGCCCGAAATAGCTGAAAATAAGTGTATTTTATTGTGTTTTTTCTTGTATCTTTAATGTATTTTTAGTACACTAAACGTATAAACAGAAAAGGATTAAAAGATTATGAAACAGCTACCAGATCACCCTATTCAATGCCCAGATGATTTAGATCATCTTTCTAGCTTTAACGCTTACTTAATGGATAACAACCCAGCGAATGAGCCTTGCGATGATTGGAGCGTTGATTCTAATAATCTCCCCCCCGTTTCACCTGTTGAAGTTGCCGAAATGCAACACGAAGTGGAAGCACGTTTAAACCGTGAAGCTGACATTCAACGCACTTTAAACAGATACGAAAAATTATGGGGGTCTAAATAATGGACGCTTTAGCTATTGCCTTATCTTTCAGTTTTTTAATCATGGCGGCTTTATCGTCGCTTATTCATCTAGTAAACAAATACTTTAAAGGGGTTAACAAATGAGCAAATCAACCGAGTTAGACAAAACGGCAAAACTTTATCTAATAGACGCTATGCGATGCTATTTAGACGATTGCGACGAATTAAACGCGTACGGCTTACCATCTCAAGAAATCATAGAGATTATTAAAGATAGTTTTTACAGCTCACATAGCTGGGCCGTTGATCGTTATGGAATGCAACGCGCACTGACTGAATGGCTGCAAGGTTTAGCGTTGCCAATACATTTCTATTACAGCGACATCATTCAACTTGCAAAAGAATGGGGTTCAATCCCACAAGATGCAACAACTAAGCAAGAAGATAAAATTTGCGATAACTATTGGTCGTTTATGGCTAATAAGCTGCGCCAATTATTCGAGGGCTACCGTGTACCAAAGGAGGCGGTGTAATGTACGAATTTACAACGCAAAAGCAAATTAGGGCGGCATTTTGGCAGGGCTTTACCCATTTAAACAGCCATTACAAAAGCGGCCTATCTCAAAACCAATATAACGCAACGATTCGCTCTGAGTTTGTTGAATTTATCGACATGCTGCAAAGAGACGCAATTATCAGCGAATCACTAGCCAATAAAACAACACTTTAAGGGGTAACAGTATGACCATTCAACATTTACCAATGCCTGTGATTGATAACTTTTTAAACGGTGATCCTTGCGCCATTGGCCCGTTTCGATCTGATGGCGAATATCTCTATCTAAATAATGACGCTATCGCATACCGCGACAAATCGGGCAAAGTTTTCAGAATGCAGCAACCAACCGCAACACCCCCAGAAATAGACTACGGGGCAGAGTTTTTAAAGGCTTTGTGCATTGCGCTGCCATTTGTCGGGCTTTTCTTTTGGTTTCTTTTTTCTCAATTTGGGGGGGCTTAGTAATGATTAAATCTTGGATTAAATCGCTGCACTCTTTTGCTTTAAGTTTAAACTGGTTTTTTATTTTTTTTTGGATAGCTGCGACAACAGTTTATTTAATTACTGTAAATCTTTTTTAAGGGGTAACTAATGGAAGCACAAATAAAACTAACTCCAACTATGTTGGACAAAGCAATTATCGACGCAAACACAAGTGTCAGAGAGTTTGCTTTATCTCAGGGCATAGATTTTGCCGCTATGGTTAGCGGTGATCGTTATCAATTAACAGCCTTTTTTGCTGATGGTAGCGAGACAGTGATCAATTTATACCGCACAAACAACGCGCGCGGAGATCGTCGAATTTCAATCAAGGATATTAAAAAGCACTTTAACGCTGGCGATATTCTTTCAATTCAACTTATAAACAACCAGATACAAATAAAAGGGGATATTTAATGCTTAAAATAACCGATGATTTGTATCGAGAAAGCGAATTCTACCAATGGCTAGAAAAACGCCCCGCTAATGTTTGTTGTGATTACAACCCACATTACGTTGATATGGGCGGCTCTAGGGTAACAATTACATTCACAATTGATGATGAAGTAATCGAAGAATAAACCCACCTCTTAACCACTACAGCCCCTTAATTGGGGCTTTTTGGGTGTAAATACTTTATTATCCGCCAAAGAGGGGCAAATTATGACTGATGAAGAAATGTTTAACCTAGTGACAAACCTAACAAACCAAGTAAGCCCAGAGAGACGGCTAGAAATAGCTACTCTTTTAATTGCTGGCACTCTCAACCCAGATCATGCGGAACAGACAGCGGGGTTTATGGCTGGTCATGCTGATTTGATAAGGGACGCTAACAAGGGGTCTATTCAATGAAAATGACCAAGTGCAACAAGGCTGCAATATGCGACCAATGCAAAGCAGACATAAACAAAGGCGATTTATACCGCAAAAAGTCTAAACGTATTGGATCATCTAAAGGCGATACAATGGAAATGCGCGACGGCATACCAACTATTATAGGCCACGGTATAACCATACAGATTAAGCTATGCCAGAAATGCGCGGAAGCTAACCAATGACTGAAACCGTAATTCCTAATGCTGAGATCAGAGAGGCTGCGCGCGATCTTATAGCCTCTCTAACGGCTGATGGCTGCACAGATTCGTATTTTCTGGCAGAACTTCAAAAACTAGCAGACGGGCAACCAATGCCAAAAAAAACAAAAGGCGATTAAATGGAAAATGAATTTATAAGGCTTGCGCGTTTTAAGTTGCGCCTGACACAAGAAGAACTAGCGAACCAATTAGGCTGCACTAAACAAACGATACATTTTGCAGAATCAGGCAAACGGGACGCAAAAATCACGCTACTACTAGCCATTGAATGTTTATTAAGACGCGCTGGCAAATGGCCTATAAATTAGGCTTTTTTGGCCTTTTTTTGTGTCTACCTCGATCTAGTGGCAAATTTTGCCTTTTTTCGTACCCACCTCGATCTAGTGGCAATCTTTCGTGCCTGTAAACTACCTCGATCTATTAAAGCACCTCGATCTAGTGGCAACGTGTACCTCGATCTATGAAATTACTTGCGCTTAATTACATCTTGAACGGTTTTGCTTTCAAATATACGAATGCCTAACCAAATAATTGTAAAAAGACTTGCTGTTGGCGGCAACCAAGCAGCTAACGACATTACACCAGTGCTTGCAGCGGCTATATCAATCAAATCTTTGTCCTGATTATCCAACATAAGGCTCACCGAAATCTAAGGAGTCTGTATCAAACAGAATCGCCTCACACCTCCGTCTACGAGTCAGCCCTGCTAGGACTTTACCGCTTGCCTTGTCCCATCTTACGATTTGCTCAGATACTTTGTCGTACTTACCTTCGTTTAACACTTTTAATAACGTACTTGATCTTAAATTTCCACACCCTAAATTAAACGTCCATGACAAAATCGCATCCCATTGATGCTGATTTAGTTCGACAGTCACAAGGCTTTCAACCTGAGATTCTATTTCTTCAATATCTTGTATAAGCAATTCATCTGCTTTTTCTTGAGAAATCTCACCGTTTTCGATCACATTTCTTGTGTGACCCCAACCCCAGGTTAAAACACCCCCAGCGCATTCGTAGGCTTTAAGCTCACAGCCCTCAAAATGCTTAATCAGGTCTAAACCTGCTGCGGAAGTTTTCATTACCTTATGCCTGTGTTGTAGTTTGGCAGACCCACGACATATAAGGGGATTTTGTCGCTTCAATCGGTCTGCACAGGTCACTCTTGTAAAAAGAGCCGCCTAAAAACAAAAAAACCGCCAATGAAGGCGGTCTTAAAGAGGAGGTCAGCCGAAAAATTTAGAAAACGGCTATGCTAGAAATTAAATCATATTTTTGATTGACTGTCAATACATACAGTGGTTATTTATACAGTTATTACCTCAATCTATTAAATATTATGTGATTAATTGTTTCATCTCTTTCAGAATGTTTACTTTGCAATAACGCAAACCGTTTTTTCCATACTTTTCTTGATTGAAATAACGTTACACCTAATATTTTAGCCAAATTTCTTTCGCTTACTGTTCGATTGCCAAGTCCGTTACAAGCGCCACAAATTTCAACTTTTGACATTAGTTTTATCTCGCCAACCCCTTTACATCGTTTGCACTTATAGGGGTTTATAGCAACTTCTAAGGCCGCAAGCGCAAGAACCGCAACCGTTCTATTAGTTTCCTCTTTATTGAGCTTAAAACCGCACTGAATGGCCTCTTTTACGGCAAGTGCGTTCAACTCTGCCCTACTGTTGTTGTCTAAGGCAAACTTGCTCAAACTATACAGATACGTCAACCTATCAAGACCTGTTAAGCAAGCAGCTATATCTTGCGATGTCAGCCTACCTAGTCCCGTCGATCTAACTGAATCCATTGGTGGAGCGCCTGGAGCAAGCATTGCCATCAACTCACTCATCAACAACAGCCATTGTGGGGTTATGGGCTGCAACATCATCTTCAGACGGAGGTAAATGTTTAATTCTTACCATAATTTCATCAGAAAGCCCTCGCAATGCGTTTGATCGCACATCACCTTTAGCGGTTTTCATAATATTCCAGTATTTGGAAATTAAGTCATACCAATCATTGTCTAAACAGGCGTTAAAATCAGCTTCAAAATCAACCATTATCAATCCTCGCTTTTCTATCTAACATTGCCCCTATAAACTTTTGTATTGCCCTTATATCTTTAACCGTAAAATCTTTTTTAAGTTGGACAGAGGCTGTTGCTGTGTTCAGCCCTATTTCAAATAGTTCTTTAGGTTTTTTTTCTGTTAGGTTAGTCATTTTTTTCTCCATTAATGCGATCAGGGTTGACGGTCACTCTGCTGTCCTCGCCATATTCTTCTGAAAGAACTACGCAAGTCATAGATCGTGATGAACCAAAACCTGAACTTGAATGCCAAGCATCTGGTGGAGCCAAAACATTCCATTGCTCAAAAATCATTCCTCCAATTTCCTTGCTTTCTTTGTGGTGAAGATGACCTAGCCACCCAAATCTATATTTTGATTTACCCCACTCCACTGCTAAGGTTCTAGTAACTTGCTCATAGATTCTTTGAGGGGTAATGCCGTTGCCGTGATGAGTTACGATTAAAGAGTTGCCAAACACAAAGTGCGTAGATACGTTGTAATTATTAGGAATCGTGACGCGAGGCTCATCAGCAAAATACATTCTTAACGCCTCGTTTAACCACAAAGCCGCATCAGGATCGTGATTTCCTCGAACATTTAAAACAGTAACAACCTCATGCTTTTGCAATAGTCGAACAATTAACCGTTTTACTAAATTAACGCCCATTCGCACTGTTCGGCCATATCGACCATCTGAATCTAAACGCGTTCCAGCAGCCGTTTCACTTTTAATATTATTACTGTGGAAAAAATCGCCAAGATTAACCAACAGACCATGCCGAGAATCAGGACTACGAGCCACAAGAGAATCGACAGCACTTTCCAATATATTGACAGCAATGTCAGTGTCATAACTATCTTCTCCTGTTTGTTTCGACCATGCGTACATCCCCAAGTGGTGATCGCCAATCATGTAACAATTCATTAATTTATCTACGGTATTTACGGGCGCTGTAACAGGCTTGTGTAATCCTTTTAATTCGTCTTTAAAGCCATCACGAAAATCCTCTAGCATTGCCTCAAGATCAAACTTTTCTCGCTCTTGCCGTACATACTGGCCTTGTAAGTTGCCATCACCGTCATAACGGCTGGTTACAAATTTGGCGTTGAAACCCTCCATTGTGCGATGGTTAACATCTCTGTTAGGGGCAACTCCGTTAGCCGCTGCCTTTTTTTCTGCGCCCCTAATTGCGTTTCGCACCGTACTTCTTGATACGCCTAGCGCGTTTGCCGCTAATTGTTTATTTGGATATTTAATTACTGCTTCAACAATTTCTAACTGTCGTGGCGTACAAAACTCTTTGAGATGTTCCATAACTAAATGTCTCCTATTCTCTCTGAGTGAAATTTAATTTCTTCGTCAAATTCTTTGAGCATTTCGCGGTAATCGGCTGCATATAATTTTTTTATTTTTCTTTTGTCTCTTAACATTTGTTCGACAAAATCTTCACCGTAATAATTTTTCATCCATAGGGTGTACCAAGCCTCACTTGAACCGTGTTTCATCCCAAAACCGTTACAGCCCTTGCACTGCGGATGCACATTACATTTCTCTAAGGCCCAGTAAGATGACGACCCTTTTGGAATAAAATGACCGCCATCCATATCTTTCCAGTGATGCCAGCGAGACATTTCTTGTGGGTCGCAGGACACGCATTCTGCATAACCGTTATCATTTGCTGCTGCAATTCTTGATAGCTTTTGAATACGTGTAAGGCACTGAGATCGTAGAGTTTTCTTAGGCATTTTTAGTCTCCCGTGATGGGAAAGGAACGTAAATACCGTAGGATGTACCGATAAATCGTGTAATTACTTCAGCTATCTCTGATACTTCATTTCGCTCAAGTTTTGTTGTGCTTTTTCGATCAGGGAATTTAGCAATCTGTACTGGCCTCCAAACTCTTTCCTTGACGCTTTCCATCGTCCAGGGAACTTCGATTCTTTCTTTTGTAGCTGGGGAAACAACGTTCATTTCAAACCCAGCGTCATTACACGCAGTAGCGATCAAACGACAGTACAAATGTATTGCGTTGTTTTGTTCGTCAGTCCGTTGTCTACCTGTTTTCCATTTAAACGTTAAATATTTTTTCTCCTCATACAACTTGTCAACATGACCCTTAAAGTTATGTAACGACTTGTCCGAATTAACTACCCAAGCCTCACCACTCATCGCAACGCTACCTTCAACCATTTAGCAGAAACTTTTTCACAATGTGTTTCACACGCACTTTTAGCGCGCCCACCATTCGGAATTTTTTGTTTTCTTACAAACAACTCCTCAGTAAACTCGCGCTGATTTGCTAATCTCCCTCTAATCGTGTGTTGATTAACGTTTGAACGTTTTATAATTTCATTTTTTGTATAGAAATGTCCCTCAGTAAAACGAGAATCATCACCAACAAATTTATATTGATTAGGAGCAGTAGGATCAGCCACCGAATAAAGCCCTCAATTCTGCAATGCCTTTTTTCGCAAATTCTTTTCTCTCTGCCGCTGTACAGGTTGGCAATTCAGCAACATAGGGCTTATGTGCCAACGTCCCTGCCGACCCAGTAAACACACCTTCGTTCGTTAATAATCCGATAATTGCGTCTATATCAGGCCAGCTAAAACGATCATTACCTGCGCGCTTTTCTTTGTGGACAAGATCAAACGCCTCTGCCATCTCTTCTCGACTAAACTTTGCAATCTGTTTACCAAATTCTCTTCTGGCTAAACTTAGCGACTCCGAATCAGGCCACTGACTTTGCATCTTTGCCGTTCCATACGTGTTTTGTAATCGCATAAAAAAATAGGCAATCGCATCTTTATCATCATCACTGAAAGTTTGTAGCCTTTGAGTAGTCGTAGAGATTGCTGGCGTAGTCACTTCTGCGCTCTGAAGAAGATTGTTTATTTGCATTTTCTTTGCTCCATTTTTTTTGATTCGTTTCCCAACGCCTATATGCGCTTTTCCAATCTTTCATAGGTGATCGACCAACAACCCATCCCCTGCTTTCGTGGTAATCAAGAAAAGCCTGTGGATCGGAGATATATTGATTTTGATTTTTGTACTCAGTGATTTGAGCAAGAGAAGGTTTTGTGAATCGTTTGGGGGGCTTGCCCCCTATATCTGTATTATTAAGATATGTATTATTATCTTCAGCATTTTCTAAATACCCCTGTTTAGTTTTTGCTATGGGGGTATTTAATTTTCTAACTACCCTAATCACCCTCTTTTTAATTACGTTTTTATCGCGGATTAATTGAATCTGTATAAACCCTTTAGCCTCAAGTGACTTAATTATTTGAGTGCATCGACCTTTTGAAATGCCAAAAAAATCCGCAAAGTATGCATTTGATGCATAGCAATTTTGCTCGTTGTCTAGAGAGTCTATTTCAACTAGAAAAATCTTTTCAAGAAGGGTCAGCTCGCTTGCAAGCCATATCTCACGAGGTATCCATATTCCTTTAAAATCGCGTTGCTGCACTAAACTTTTCCTTTTTATGCATTTATTGAGCGGACTATATACGCTTTTACGCGTTATTACAATAGGCGTAAAACCTACTATTACGTTTCAACGCGTATTTTTTAATTTATAAACGTATTGTTATTGATCTACTCAGAAATGTGTACTAAGCTAAGACAGTACAAAATTAGCATTACTAATAAAAATTATTAACAAGATAACAAGGAGGTAAAAATAATGTCAGCGGAAATGCAGTGGTGGTGTTCTGGATATTTAGAGAGGTGTCATGATGGAAAATGATATTATTTTAAAAAATCTGAAACTTCTTAGTGACATTCAAAAGCAAAACCTTCTCTCTCGTTTAAAAAATCAACACGAACAGCAAAGAGCCATTGCCTATGTGCGCGACTATGATCTTGCACTTATTTCAACAATGCGTGTTGCAAGCAGTTAGGATTTTTCGATTAATTTTTGAATGTAAGCAATTTCGCGAGCGCGATCATCATCAGACAACTGCATGATGAGATTTAAAATTTCTTTTTCCAACGCTGTGTGATCAATTTTAATTTCATCTTCGGAAACGCCAGTTTCCAAATAGGTGGGGTCAACACCCATTGCTTGACCCAACGCAATCAAGCAGCTTGTTTTTTTATTTTTGTTAAGCTCAATCGCGCTTATCCTGGTCTGATCAACGCCTGAGATTTTAGCAAGCATTGCTTGCGTCATCCCAGCATTTAACCGCGCTTGCTTAACCCTATCACCCATTTCCATTGATTTTTATACTCTATTAATTTACGCCTCTACATTACCTTTTAGTACGCTTGTACGCAAGTCTTTTAAATTAATACGCTTTTACGCGTTGCACTATTAGGTGTGTGATGTTACGCTTGTACGCGTTACTGAAATACTTTTAAGGAAATATTATGGAACAAGGCAACACTTTTTTAACGCAGATGATGGCCTCAAACAGCTTGAGCCAAGTTCAAATTGCTCAAGCTACTGGCGTTAGTCAGCAAACAATTTCAAAGCTGTGTTCTGGGGTGACTAAAACACCGTCACGCGATACCGCTTTAAGACTTGCTAAATATTTTGAGGTATCAACTGATGACATTTATCAACAGTAAGGGGAAATAAAATGAACATTCAAAGTGATTTTAATAAGTTTTTTAGCTTTAGCAGTAAAGAACGCGCTGAGTATGATTTCATTCATCATCATGTTGGAATTAATGAAGATGATGAATATAACAATGAGTATTCAAAGTTAGTTTGGGAATCTAATAATGCTGAAAAGCACGAACGGAGGATTCCACGATGAACTCATCTGAATCTATTAAAAACTTATCTGCTGCGCTAGTTAAAGCGCAAGCGTCAATGGGTGGTGCTGTTAAAGATAGCAAAAACCCATTCTTTAAATCTAGTTACGCAGATTTAACCTCAGTCATTATGGCAATTAAAGAGCCATTTAGTAAAGCTGGCATAGCTTACACGCAATTCCCAACTAATGACGAAAACAGAGTTGGCGTAGTCACTAGGTTAATGCATGAATCTGGCGAATGGCTTGAAACGTCTTACACGTTGCCGCTTGTAAAAAACGATCCTCAATCTGCTGGGTCGGCTATTACCTACGCAAGACGTTACGCACTTCAATCTATTGCTGGGATTCCAACTGCGGATGATGATGCTGAGTCAGCAATGCTTAGGTCAGAATCTGCAAGGGTTGAGGATTACCGAGATCAAATTTCAGACTTAATGCCAAGCGTTAAAGCTATTAAAGATGGTATTGCTATCGGTGATTTTTCCACGGCTAACGAAAGCTGGAAAGAGCTTAGTGACACCGAAAAACAAGTTTTGTGGGTAGCGCCAAGTAAAGGTGGCGTGTTTACCACTAAAGAGCGCGAAATAATGAAAACAACTCAATTTAGAGAGGCAGGGATTTTTGTCTCAGAAGCAGTTTAACTAACTAAAGGGGAACACCATGAACATTGAAATGACAACTATCACGCCTCCAATGGCATCAATAATGCTTCAAAACAACACTGAAAACCGAAAACTTGACAACCGCCATGTCCAATTTTTAGCCGATCAGATTTTGTCAGGCAAGTGGCAAAACAACGGACAAACAATTGTGATTGCGGATGATGGCACTCTTATGGATGGACAGCATCGACTGAGCGCAATCGTTAAAGCCAACAAGCCCACTAAGCTAGGCTTGTGTACTGGCGCTCCTAAATCTGCAATGTCTACAATTGACAACGGCAAATTGCGCTCAACAACAGACATTTTGACCATGAATGGTTGGCCCAACGCTTCACTTGTTGCTTCAGCACTAAATTTTCTGCATAGGTTTGATCATAATCAGGTGTTGGCATTCCATAAAAAAATGCCTAACGCTGCCATTATTCCTGCCGTGAAATCAATGGCAAATAAAGTTGATATTAACTGGCTGTCAAAAACTGTTTACAAAACATCGCTTAACACCCGACTTAAACGATCTGACCTTTTCTGCGCTTTCTATTTGATCGCAGTGAAATACGGTGAAGATTGCCTGATTGAGTTTTCCGACAAGATGAACAACGGTGGCGATTACTCAAAAAGTCCGACGATGGTAATGACGCAGATTGTTGCACGTATGCAAGCACAGGGCCGAGTACCCCATCGAGCCTATTATTTTACAATGCTTCTTAGAGGTTTTGATCGTTGGCTGAATGATGAGGAGATGAATCAATATCGCGAAAAAAGCGTGGTTAGTGATATGCAAAAATACTCAAAAAAATACAACACATACATTATCTGGTAAATGGAGAAACGTAAATGAGCATAACAGTAACAGGCAAATTAAATAAAGCCGCTAATCAATTCCAAGCTGGTGATGGCAAAGGGTTTGGCGTTCGAGTAGGCGTAAAATTTTACAACCGTGAAACTAAAGCACAAGAGTGGACAAACTATGAAGCTGTAGTTTTTGCTAAAGCTGGCGCGCAATCGGACTTTTATCAGTCTGCGTTAGTTGAGGGTTCAGTAGTTGAGGTTAGTGGATCAGGCGGTCAGATTAAGACTTGGGAAAGCACTAATGGCCCAGTTCACAGTATTGCCATTCTTGATGCAAAGATTGGTTACGTTTTGACCAATGATGCGCCAGCACCTCAATCTGGTCAGCAACCACCTCAATCTAGCAAACAAGAAAGTTTTGATTCGGACATACCGTTTTAAGGAAACCCCTACGGCTTGGCTCACCGTACCCAACGAGCCGCTTAGAGGAGAAAGTAATGGAATATTTTATGGCACTTTTTTTTATTGCGTTTATGGCAGCAACATTAATTGATTTTTATCACACCTTGA